TCGGGTGACTTCGCCAAGGCCACGCAGGACAACAAGGATCTCGCCTCGGCCAGCGCCGCCACGGTCAAGCCGACCACCGAGCTGTCCTCGGCCATGGACACGCTGAGCGGCACCACGGCCACCACGGCGGACAAGGTGACCGCGCTGAAGAGCGCGCTCGACATTCTATCGGGCCGGACGCCCGTGTTCGAGGATGCGATCAAGCAGGGCAACGACGCGTTGCGCGGCATGGCCGACGGGCTCAAGAACGGCACCACCTCGGCCGACGGTATGGGCAAGTCGCTGATCAACGTGGACGGCACGATCAACACGGTGAGCAAGAACGGCTCTTCGCTGCAGGGCCTCGCCGAGGGGCTGCAGGGCTCGTTCGTGAACGCGGCGTCCGGGATCGACCAGATGGTGCGGCGCGGTGTGCCGTTCGCTCAGGCGACCAAGCAGGTCAACGACTCGCTGCAGACGCAGCGGGACCGGTTCATCGACGTAGCGCAGAAGATGGGGCTCACCTCGAAAGAGGCCGGGGCCCTCGCGGACAAGTACGGGCTCATCCCGAAGACCATCGTCACCGACGTCACGTCGGACACCAAGCAGGCCAAGGCCGCGATCGACGCGCTGCCCGCGTACGCCGCCGGCACGCAGGGCGCCATGATCCTCTCGGCGGTGACGGACCCGGCCACGGGCAAGATCAACGAGACGGTGCAGTATGCCGACGGGTCCACGGGCACCATCACCCTGGACGGCTTCAAGGACCCCGTGACCAACAAGACGGTGGCGGCCGTGCAGTACGCCAACGGCTCGCGCGGCTACATGACCATCGACGGTCTGAACCAAGCGGCCAAGGACGGCACTCTCTCGGCGGTGCGCTACGCCGATGGGTCGGTGGGCACCATCACCGTGAAGGCGAACGCCAGTTCGGCGTACGGCACCGTGAACGGCTTCCTGGACAGCTACCTGCACAGCGTGATCACGATCCCGGTGCGCACGAGCACGCCGCCCGGGGGCATCCTCCCGCTCGGCTCGAACAGCGTGGGCGGGCTCGTGGGCGGCGGCGGTATCCAGCGGTTCGCGACGGGCGGGCTGGCGGCGTCACTGGGCGCCGTGGACGTGGCGGCCGGCGGGAAGCTGAGCGGTCCCGGCACCGGCACCTCGGACAGCATGCTCGCGCTCGTCTCGAACACCGAAGCGGTGATCAACGCCAAAGACACCGCGAAGAACGTCACCGAGCTGGCGGCCATCAACAACGGCCAGCGCGACTACTCCAAGTACCCGGACACCGGGCGCCCGAGCGCGCCGGTTGCCACGGCGGCGCCGATTACGATCAACGTCTACCAGTCGCCCGGGCAGGATCCGTACGTGCTGGCCACGATGGTGTCCCGCGAGCTTGAGCTGAGGAGGAAGGTAGCGTGAGCTTCCCCGCGTTCTCGGTCAACACGTGGTCCCTGGACGGCGTCTCGTTCAACACCGGACCCGACGGGTTCGGTCACTCGTTCCTGGTCAAGTCCACCAAGGGGTGGAAAGGCTCGGCGCCCGCGCGGCCGGACCAGACCTTGCGCCCGAACGCCAACGGCGCGTACCGCGGGCCGAACTACACCGCCCCGCGCGTGGTCGAGCTGGACGGCGTCGCGCAGTGCTCGACGCGTGCCGACCGCGACGCGCTGTGCGATCGGCTGGAGGGGCTGTGCGTCGACCCCGACGCTCTCTACGATCTGGTGCGTAACGAGTACTCTCGGTCACTGAAGTGCCGGGTGGAGCGTCAGTCGCGCATCGACGTCACCGAACTGCCCGACGGCGTCACCGTCTCGTTCAACATCCAGGTGGTGGCGTCGGACCCGCGGAAGTTCAGCACCACGCAGCAGTTCGCGCAGACCACGCTGGCACAGGACCCGGCCGACGGCGTGCTGTGGAACGGCCCGGCGCCCGGCACGAGCGGCACCGAGTGGCAGGGCCCCGCGTCCGACCCGAACACCGGCCTTGTCTACCAGTCCACGGCCGGCAGCCCCGGCATCATGGTGATCACGAACAACGGCACCGCGAGCACGCCCGTGCGGTTCACCATCACCACGCCGCCGGGGCAGTCCATGCTGATGCCTCAGCTCATCGTAGCGGCCACCGGCGACACCATCTCCTACAACGGCACCATGGCCGCGGGGAGCACGCTCACGGTGGACACCGGCACCGGTCTGGTGCTGCTCAACGGCGCCACCGGCAGCGGCCAGCTCGCGCGCGCGGACTTCTTCGAAGTGCCGCCCAAGACCACGTACATAGTCCAGTTCACCGCCGGGGGCCCGGCACCCGGAGCTATCGCGTCGGCCGTGTGGTCCGACGCCTACTGAGGAGTAACTATGGCCGGAACCGGTGTTGCGATCGCAGTGGGCGACGCTACCCCGCTGCTCGATGACAACGGCTCGGGCGTCTACGTCAAGGGCCGGAACACCGCGCATGACATCCGTCTCGGGCTGCTCGGCTCCTTGTTTCAGCAGTCCTCGGATGGCATCACCCCGCGAGCGGGCGTGCTGATCTCGTTTTGGGACGGCGCTAACTACGACTTCGCCGTGCTCCCGCAGGGCACGCCGGACCAGACGGTGACGATTAAGCGTGGCCGGGCGATCGTGGCCCGTTCCGGCCAGGGTGGCTACATCGTCAACATGGAAACCGACCAGATCGTGACCATGCCCGCGGCCAGCGCGAGCAACAGCCGCGTGGACATCGTCTGCATTGCCGTGTTCGACAAGGGCAACTTCGTGGGCGACGTCGCCCACGGCCCCCAGATTTGGGTGGAGCAGGGCGCGCTCGGCGGCGGCGCCCCGGCCACGCCCGCGGGCATGCTGAAGATCGCCGAACTGACCCGCGCGGTGAACGACAACGCGATCAGCGCCGGCGAGATCACCGACCGGCGCTACGTCACCGGCCTGAATCAGGGCATCCGGCCGTACGTGGGCTCGGAGGTCAATGGCTCAGGCATCACCGGCGTGGCCGGCGTCTACCCGAACGAGATCCGGTTCGGGCCGAGCCAGCTGGAGCGTTGGAACATCTCCACCAGCCTGTGGGACCCGATCACGTTCCCGCTCGGCTCATCCGGCTACGGCGAGTGGGCGCAGACGGCGGCGCAGACCATCGGCACCAGCAACAACCAGCGCGTGCTGTTCGACTCGAATCCGGTTCCCGCGGGTGGCGACCTCTCCACGGCCACGGTGTCCGGCGGTACCGAGTTCACCGTCAACCGGGCGGGCGTGTGGGACATCTCCGGCACCATGCGGATCAACGGTGCCGCCGGTAACGGTGTGTTCGAGCGGGCCGTAGTCCTGGCCATGGGGACTGCTACGACCAACCGGTTCGGCGGCATGAACAACTACGACCCGAACCTGAACAGCGCGGCGTCCCCGTTCTACGTGCAGACGCAGTATCAGTTCGCGGGCAAGCGCCGGTTCGCCGTCGGTGACAAGTTCGCGGTGTGGCTCTGGCAGAACTCGGGCGGCAGCCTCGCCACCAACGTGGGCCTGGACAGCAACCGTATGCAGGCGTGCTGGTTGCGCCCGTGACGACGCCCCAGTTCTCCGCGCACGCTTTCACGCTGCGCGCTCCCACGGTGCCGCAGGTAACGTACGCGCCTACCGAGGTGATGGCGTTCGCCACGCGCACAGGCCGTGTCATCACCTCGGTCCCGTTCGTGGGCGTGCCGAGGTGGGGCAACGGCGTCAATCAGCTCGGCACCTGGCAGGCCACGCTGGCGCTGCGCAGCTCGGCGGTATCCGCCGGGCTCACACCGGCCGACCTGGACGGGCTCGCGGTGCCGTGGCGCGTCTCCTACGCCGTCGTGTCCGGAACCAAGATCTGGGAGGCCGGGCCGCTCATCACCGAGCAGTACCAGCGCGGCGCCAGTTCGACAACTCTGTCGGGTGGCGGGCTGTGGAAGTTCCTGACGGACAAGCGGCTGCTGCTCAACGCCGGCCGCGCGAGCCTCGGCAAGATCACCGGCACCGACGCCGACACCGTGTTCGGGCCGACCGGCTACACGCCCGTGGTAGGCGGAACCGTGCCCGCAGGCAACCGTGATCTGTCTCTCGGCACCATCGCCGCGCGGATCGTGCAGGGCATCGAGCTGGCCGCCGGCGGCGACCTCCCCATCGTCTACCCGGCCGACGTCGCCGGCACGGCCATCCGCGAGTACCCCGGCTATGACCTCGCGTCGCCTGGCCAGCGCCTCAGCGACCTGGCCGCCGTGGACCAGGGCCCGGAGATCCAGTTTCAGCCTGAGTTCGTCGACCCGCTCACCCGCGGATTCATCCAGTGGCGCATGCGCATCGGGACGCCGAACCTCGGCACCCTCACGTTCCCGCACGCGTGGGACAGCGGCCGCGCCCTCATCGACGTCGACTACGGGATCGACGGCACGGCCATGGCCACGCGCGATTTCGAGCGCGGCAACGGCATGAACCGAGACCTGATCGTGGGCTTCGCGGACAACCCTGTCCCCGCGGGCGACCCCGAGGCGATCCTGATCGAGGACGTCGGGGGCGCGCACACCTCGGCCACGGACGTGACCACGCTGAACGCGTGGGCCACGGCCGCCGTAGCCGCGGGGGGCCTGCCGGTGCCGAGCCTGAACGCCGTCGTGCGCACCGCGGGGGACGACGGCCGGGGCAACCTCACCCGCTCGCCGCACCAGGCGGGCGTGTTCGCGGGCGACACGGGCATCCTGCACGTACGCCGTCACCCTCGGTTCCAAGACGGTGACTACCAGGTGCGGGTGATCGGGCGCGGTAACGGCGATACCGTTCAAGAGACCGCTCTCACGCTCCAGCTCCTCGGGAGGACGCTGCGATGACCAACCCCATTGCCCCCGGCCAGGTGTCCCAGCCCACAACTGCGCTGGAGCAGGAGGTACGCGAGCTTCGCCGAATAGTGGAGGAGCTGGCACGTAAAGACCTCTCGAACGCGAATATCGGGCAGGGTGGCCGATTGCGCGGGCTGTACGCCAATGGAGCGGAAGCGCTGCTCCTCGGCAATGACCCGTCGGACGGCGGCAATAAGGCGCGCATTTCGTACTCGCAGGGTGGCGCCGTATTCCAGGTTCGGCCTACCGCGGCCAGCGGCGTGGCGGTGAACGAGGTCATGGAAGTGCTGGACCAGTCGGGCAACGAGATCATCGAAACCGACCCGTACGCCGGATACGGACTGCTGCACCCATTCTTCAATTACACGATGTGCGGGTACGAAGAGCTGGGCATGGCGGGATCCACCACGCAGGCCACGGCCACCGAAGTGAGCAAGAACATCGGTTTCATGTACAACTATGCCCGTCACGTCATTTCCCGTTTCCGGGTGAAGAACACCGGTGCTGCCACCACTGCCAGCGGTTTCCTGGAAGTGCAGGATTTCAACGGTAATATGATCGTGCAGTCCTCGCTACAGACGTTCAGCATTGGCGCATCTGTCATCGCCGCTTTCGATTTCGAGCGTATGGCGCCCCTCCCGGCACAGTACATGTCCAGCCGGGTGCAGACGTTGATTCGCGCGTTCAGCCCCGGCGGTTCGGCCATTACCATCCAGGCCATGCCGTACATGTGTTCGGGCATTCCCAAGAATTGGTACGACTTCTACCCGGCGCTGCACTGACGCGCTCGGCGGGTGATCGACGTTTCCGGCACACCGGTTACACTCTGCACTGTAGGTAACTGCGAGGGGTGACCACATCGATAGGAGCCCGGATTGAGCACGACTGATTGGGTGGCACTGCTCGGGGTGGCTGTTGCGCTACTCATGGGTACCCTGTCCGTGATGGTGCCAGTATTTGTGCGCAGAGCGGACAAGAGGGACAGGACTATCGAGCGGCTGGAAGCGGCGAACGACACGCTGAGAGACGCGAACGTGGACCTGAAGATCCAGCTCTCCCGCCTGCAGAGCACGGCTGTGATCGTCGACCGGACGTTCACACAGCTGGCACCCGCGGAAGGGACTCCCTCGTGATCCGGTGGTGGAAGCGCACGCAGCGCCCTGATCGGCTGGAGCGTGCCAACGAACAGCTCGCCGAGGCGAAGCGCCAGCGTGACGAGATCGCCGCCATGCGCCCCGAAACCGAGCGGCTGGCCAAGCGCAACGCCGAGCACCTGCGAGACAATCACTTCGCCGAGCGGTTCGCCGCCGGCGTGCTGGCCACACAGAGAGGCAGACACGCGTGAACGCGCTCGGCTGGATCAACCTGCTGGAATTGATCATCGGGACCGTGGCCGGTGGCGGCTTCCTGATTATGTACACCGTCCGGTTCCGGTGGTGGCGCAACACCTTCGGGCAGCACCTCTTCGCGTTCAGCGGCGTGGCGTGGCTGTTCTACGTCTTCTACCTGTACATCACGGCCAAGGCCATCGCGGACGGCGTTCCCGGCACCGCGCCCGGCAACTCCGGCTCGGCCTCGGCGATCGGCCGCCTGGTGCTGTTCACCCTCATTACCGCGGTCATCGTGTGGCGGTTCGCCCTGTTCCTGAGGTTCGGCGCCCAGCCCGCGGATAACGAGAGCAGCCGCCGAGCCGTGCGACACTGAGGCCAGGAGGTAGACCAGTGGCCAACGGTGTTGATCTGTACACGAAGTACCAGACGGTGACGGACTGGGCGGCCGTCCGCGGCGCCGGTATCGAGTTCGCTTACGTGAAGGCGGCCGACGGGCTGGACCCGAAGGACACCGGCGGGTGGGGCGTCAAGGGGCGCCGCGCCGGCGTGAAGATGGGCGCGTACCTGTACGCCCAGCCCGGCACGCCCGTGTCGCAGGCGAACTTGCTGTGCGACCAGGCGTTCATGCAGGGGCTCTCGGACCTCGCGCCCGCGCTGGACATCGAGAGCAACGCGGCGATCCACACGTGGGGCACGCAGGAAGCGATCGACTTCAGCATTGCGTTCCTCACGCAGGTGAAGGCGCGCGGTTACCGTCCGTGCCTATACGCCAACAACTCGATGCTCTACGGCGTGAACACGGCCATCCTGCCGGCGGTCAAGGCCGCGGTGCCGGACGTCGTCGTGTGGGCGGCGCGCTACGGCGGGCTGGTGCCGGGCGGCGCGTACGACGTGTGGCAGCACTCCAGTGCGGGGCGCGTGCCGGGCATCGGCAACACGGTGGACCTGAACGTGGGCCCCATCCCGCTCAACACCACGGGCGGCACGGTGCCGGCCGTCGACCAGAAGGAAGATGACATGCCCGACCGAGAGCTGTTGCCCACCGACGGCGCGCGCACGCGTTCCGTCACCCTCCCCGTCCCGAAGTCCGCCGCCGAGGTGGTGGTGTCGCTCGGGTGGGTGTCCATGTTCGTGACCAAGCTGGCCGTGTACGGCCCGTCCCCCGCCACGGGCACCGACACCCTGTACGTGGAGGACTACGCCGCCGCGCCCAAGCGGATCGACGGCGGCCGGCCGTGGCAGATCGCACTGGCCGCCGCGCGCGCCAAGGGCGACGCCGTCACGGTCGAACTGACCTACTCGCTCGCCCCCGCCTCGGCCGACAAGCCGGACACCCGCGCGACGATCGGTTTCCGGTGACCGCGCCCGAGCCGGTGCCGGCCGCCGAGCCCGCACACGCCGCCCCCGCTGCCGCGCCGTGGTACACCCGGTACGCCAAGGCGCTGGGCGCTCTCGTCGGAACCCTCACTCCCGGGGCTGTGTTCGCCGTGCTGGAGGGCGCGGGCGTGTCCTCGCCCCCGTGGCTCGTCGCGCTGCTTCCGCTCGTCCTGGGCACGCTGGGGGCCGCTCTCGCCCCGAAGAACGCGCCCGCCCCCTGATCTGCCCTGGACTTCTTGGCCGGGGTCCCCCGGGCAGCAGAGAGCCCACACCGCAACCCCGACGCGGTGTGGGCTCTCTCGTTCGGTCAGGTCAACCCTGCAGCGCGGTCGGCCATGGCCTTGATCTGCGTGGTGAGTACCAGCGTCCGCTGCTGAACCTGATCCATGGCGTCGTGCAATCCATCGATCATCGACCCGACTTCCATCGCGTCCGGGGTAATCCCGCTGGCCCGCTGCACCATCGCCAAGATCTCGTCAAAGATCAAGTCCGTGCCGGAGACCTTCTCCAGCACCTCAGCGCCCCTGACTGCGGCCGAGCGCAGTTCGGCGACGTCCTCGGAGATCGACATCAGTTACCCCCTTTGAGCAGTCGGTCCGCCGTGGCTTCCAAGATCTCCGCCATGATGTTGATCAAGGCGTCAATGTTGCCCATCGAATGCCCGATTTGATTGACGCAGGTGACGAATTCGGTGCTGATGGGCGTGTCGCCGAGGATTCCGCGCACCACCATCAGGTGCGCTTCAACCGCCCGGACGACCCCCTGAGCAGCGGCGTGGCCGTCCTGAGACAAGGTGGCCGCGATGTGCTTCAGCTCGGCGGCGTCGCCGGTGACCGACATCAGGCACCGCCCCGGAGCAGGTGCGCCGCCGTCTCGGCCAGCACCTCGGCTAGGCCGTTGATCCGCTGCTCCAGCTCGGTCACCACCGACCCGGCCTCGGCCACGCCGCGGGCGAAGTCCGTGGCGGCCGGGGAGTTGCCGAGCGCGTCCTTGAGCGCGTCGCGCTTGGCCTCCATCACCAGGCTCACCGCGTTCACCGCGGCGTGGCCCTCGTCGAGCAGCTCGGCGGCGAGCGCGTTGACGCGCGCGGCGTGCGCCGTGACGCTCACCGGCGCGTCTCGCCAGCGGGCGCTCACTGGCCCATGAACGAGCGGGCCACCGTGCGAATCTGCTCGGCCAGCTGCTTCATGCCGAGGCTGAGCGTGGTGGCGTCGCTCTCCAGCTGAGTGGCGCGGGTGGCGATGCTCTCGGCGTCCGCGTTCAACTGCTGCGCGCGGCCGGTCAGTTCGGGCGTGGCGCCGTGGGACTCGCCGAGGGTCTCCATGATCTGTCCGGCGATCTCGCCCATTCCGCCGTACGCGCCCTGTGCGGCGGCTTCCAAATCGGCAGAGGCTTCGTGCGCCTGGTCTGCGAGCCCGGCGGGAATCGCATCGGCTGTGGCGAACAACCGCTCGGCGTTTTCCTGGATCGACACTGGTCATGATCCTTTCGCGTTTTATAACGGTGTTTCAGGACTCGATTTGTAACGGTGTTTCGTCCACCCGCTCGGCCGTGGCCTGCACGGGCGGCGTCTGGGTGAAGATCTCAGCAAGCGATCGCACGGCCTCGGCGAGGCTCTCGAAACCGCTGCGCGTGGGCTCCAGCTCGTTCACGGCGCTCCTTCCCGCGAGCCGCGGGGGCGGCTGGGTGGCCGCCCCCGAGGGGCTTAGGCTTCGCGTTCGGCCAGCTCGGTGAGCAGGTCCGTGAGCACCACCCGGCGGTCCGACTGGTCCAGGCCGATCGACTCGCAGTAGGCGATCTTCTGCTCGTACCCCGCGATGGTCTGGCGGAGTTCGGGGGTGTCCTGCTTGGTGAGCGGGTGGCGGTTGCTGGTCATCCTGGCCTCCGTGGCTTCGTTCTTGCTGATAAGGCAAGACTACGCGGCGGTGCCAGGTGTGTCAAGTGTGCCTATTTCCGCACCACCCGGATGGACGAACGTGGAGTGATCCCAGTGGACGGCGACGTACCGAACCGAGGGGTCGATCAGCGGTTCCACGCTCACGGGATCATCCTCGGCCAGCTCGCCGCCGCACGCGGCGCACGTCCGCTGTCTGTGTGCGGCGCTCACCGCAGGCCCCGGAGCATCTGGTGGAAGGTGTCGCCTCGGCCGCCGGGCCGTCGCGCCCCCATGACCTGCGACCAGACGACGCCCGGCGCGCCGGCGTGGCCGCACGTGCCCCGCTCGCATTCGCGCTGCAGTTCGACGTGGTAACGCAGGACCATCTGCTCACCGGTCTCCACGGGCCGGGCGCGGTCCAGCCGGGGCGTCACGACGCCTGCCCCGTGTAGTCCAGGCTGAACAGCTGGGTGGCCGGGTGGTCGTTGTCCCGCGAGCCGTCGGGCAGCGGCATGGCGCTGCACTTCGCCCGCCACAGCCGGATGTTCGGGTTCGCCTCGGTGCCGTCGTGGTGGTCCACCGGGTGCTCGAACTGGAGCAGCGGGTACGGCGACGTGCGCGCCTCGATGACCTGGCGCGTCGCGGGGTGCGTCCTCAGCCGGCTCCAGAAGTCGACGTCTTCGTAGGCCCAGCCCTCGAACCGCTCATCGAAGCCGCGCACGGCCATGAACGCCTCACGGGTGAAGGCGATGGGGCCGACGGTGGGGGTCTGGTGCTCGTGTACGTCAGCCTCGTGCCACGTCGTCGCGTCCGCCGGGATCGTGCCGCCCTTGCTGAACAGCAGCGTCCACGGCCGGGTCTCCAGCTGCTCGGCCGCCCAGTCCACCACGCGCCAGTCCGGCAGGGCGTCGGCGCCGACGCACACGAAGCTGTCCACCTCGGGCGGAGCCAGGCGCACGGCCCGGTTGATCGCGCGGGCCACGCTGAAGGGGTGCATGCGGTAGTAATCGCCGGCGCGGGCTCCCGGCGGTTGCTCGGGGGTGGGCTGGCCGAACCACGGGTCGCTGGCCACGATGAGCGTGCGCGGGTCCGCGCTCACCACCGTGTTTCCGTCGTAGACGTAGTGAAAGCCGCCGTCCGAGTGCATGTCGTCCGTCCAGAGCTGGAAGACGCGCCCCCAGATCGCCATGCGCGCCCGGCCGTTCTCCGAGGCGTCGGCCCCGAACGGGATGATCAATGCTGTGGTCACTGGTCCTTCACTCTCTGTGATGTGAGGTGGTGGTACCCGCACGACGTGCAGTGGTAGCTGTGCAGGAGGGGGAACTTCCGGGCGTGGCGGCCGGTGAGCGCGTCGTGCGCCGTCAGGTATTTGATCTTCTGCGGCGTGGCTTCGCAGACCGGCCGCCGCTCCACGGTGGTCATTCGCCGTCGGGAAACAGGCGGCCGGGGAACGCCTCGGTCACGTCGTTGTAGGCGTGCGTGCCGTCACCGAACAGTTCGTCGTGGGTGAACAACTGCTGCGTGTCGTCCATCAGCGTGTGGCGGCCAGGGCGCTCGCCGAGTACTTCCACAGCTTGCTGCCCTTGCCGGATTCCGAGTTGCTCGGCGCCGGGGCGGTAGCCCACCAGCTTCTCCGCCACGAACTCCTCAGCGGTCTGCTCGGCGAGCACGTCCGCGGTGAGCGAGTCGGCCAGCGCGTCGACGTCGTCACGGTGCAGCTCCTCGCGGACGATGCGGGCCACGGCGGCGCGGGCATCCCGTACGGCCAGCTCGGCGGCCACGATCCACAGCAAGAGCATGACGGCCACTCCGGACCCGACGACGGTAGCCCACGCCGTCCAGCCGAGCGCCTGCGTGACGCCGATGGCGAGCCATACGACGAACGCGACGGTGACGATGAACGCGGCGGCGTAGATGTAACGGTTGAGTTTCACTGGTCTGGTCCTCTCAGTGGTTGCAGTAGTCGATGATCAGGCGGGCGTACTGGGCGACGGTGTACGCGGGGAACGAGTAGCCCGAGCCCTGGTTGAAGCCGTCGATGAGAGAGGCCGTGACCTGCGACTGGCCGAGCAGCGGCAGCGCCTCGCACACCTTGGCGGGCAGGCCCGGGGTGAGCGCGACGCCGATGTTCGAGTCCAGCGCGGTGACGTCCGCCTTCAGCTCGGCGTACGAGGTCGGGTGGGCGATCGCGGCGTCGATCGGCGCGGCGGCCGTGGTACTGCTCCAGGTGGTGGGCGGTGCGGCCACGGGAGCCGACGGCCCGGCACAGCCGGTGAGCACGACCACCAGGGCGATCGTCACCCCGAACCACCAGGCGTAATAACCCTTGTACATGATCAACCCTTCGGTAACCGGCGGTGCCAGCGCACCATCGCGGTAATGACGGTGGCCGCGAGCACGGTCTCCGGGCGGAGCAGTAGCAGATACAGGATGAACCCAGCGGCGCCGATCACGTGCCCTCCTCGGGCTCGTACAGCGGCTCCCAACCGACGGGCACCTGACCACTGACGCACGCCTCTTCGATGTCGAGCAGCTGTTCGAACTGGGCGTCCACGATGGCGATGCTGTCTTCCTCGAACTGCACGGCCATGCGCAGGCGGTCCGGGCTGATCCAGACTCCGGTGATCACTTGGTCCCCTTGGCGACGATCAGGCCCCGCACGTACGCCACGGTGAACAGCACCGCGACGAACGCGAGGAAGAAGCAGGCGGCCGAGACGTTGGTCATCTCGTTCATCGGAGCAAGTCCGCGTGGCGCCACGGGCCGTACGCGGCCAGCTCGGTCGGCGTGAGCGCGTCCACAGCGGCCGAGAGGCGCGCTCGGGACTTCAGCAGCGCGTTCGTCCGCATGTCGTGCAGGTAGCCCGGGAGGTTGGACGGGGCGAAAGCGACCGACGCGCGGTCGCCCATGACCGCGAACTCCAGGTCGCGCATGCCCTCGAACTTCGCCACCGTCTCGGCCGGGAGGGCACTGTTCAGGTTGGCCGCAACCGCATCGGCGTCGCTGGCGAACTTGCGCTGTGCGACGGTTTTGCGGCCGTTCTCGGTGTCGACGACCGCCCAGCCCACGCCTGAGATCTGTTCGGTGCGGTAACGCTTCGTTTCGTTCATGGGAGTAGCTTCCCCTATGCGTGCCAGGTGTGTCAAGTGTGCCTACTTCTGAACCACCCGGATGGGCTACCCGGCGTCCGGCAGCTCGGCCAGCGCGTCGGCCGCCTTGCGCGGGCTCGCGCGGACGAGGTCCCGCGTGCGCAGGGGCGGCGGCGTGGTGTCGTTGCGCAGGGCCGAGCGGAACGCCTGGTGCCAGCGGCGAGTGAAGTACGCGCCGCCGTAGACGCCTTCCCGGCGCCAGCGCAAGGCGTCCTCCAGGCACGCCGCCCGGACGGGGCACTGCGCGCAGATGTCCATGGCCCTCGCCACGTCGGCCGAGAGCTGGCCCGTGGTCGCGCCCCCGACCAGCCGGCCGCCGCGCTCCATCGGGTCGAACCAATCGGCCATCTCCGGGCTGCACGACGCCCCGTTCAGCACGTCCACCGGCGGCAGGCCGACGAACAGGTAGCTCATGTCCTTGGGGCCCTCGTGCGTCTCGGCGGCGCACGCCCCGCACGACCGGACGCCGGGGCTCTTCGGGTGCAGGCCGGCCTTGCATAGCTCGGGCCCGCGCACGGCCGCCCAGCACGCCCGGCACCGGTGCACGCCCTGCGTGCGGGAGACGGAGTCCGGGAGCGTGAGGTCATGGCCGAACGGGCAGAGCCCCGAGCGGACGACGGCGATGCCGATGGTGGGCATGTCCGTGAGCTTGATTGCGTATCTGGTGGTCACTGGTCTGCCTCCTGGTACCGGCGGCCCAACGGGTCGGGACATCCGTAGTGCTTGACGAGGGTGTAGAGCGCGTGACGGCACGCGTCGCGGGTGTGCGGGAGGCCCTGCGTGGGGCGGAGGCCGGCGGCGGCGAGCCGCTTGTCGGTGGCCCAGCGCTTCACCTCGCTGGCCGTGGCGCGGTGCAGGTGGGCGCCCGAGGTCTCCAAGGCGCCGATGATGTGGCGCGCTTTCTCCCCCGCGGCGGCCGAGGAGCTGCGTCCCGCCCGTCGGCTCACCACGAACCGCTCTACGGCCACGGGTACGCCCAGCATCATCAGCTCGGTGCCCTTGTCCTGTAGATCAGCGGCCACCTCCGCCGCGGTGCCGACGAGTCCGCGGTGCGCGTACAGGTGGTAGCGCCCGCGCTTGAACGCCACGAGCGCCACGCCGGTGGTGCCGCCGGGGTCAACGCCCAGCACGGCGGTCACCCGTACACCCGGGTGCGGGCGATGGCGGCGTACTCGGGGTTCAGCTCGACGCCGTGGAAGGCCCGGCCCATGCGACGCGCGACGGCCGGCGTCGGTCATGGCCTTGACGTACTCGGCTGGGGTGGCCTCGCCGCCGATCTCGCCCAGCGCGCCGTACGTCCGGAGACCGAAGTACGGCGGGCTGGTGACGACGAGGTCCACCGAGCGGGACGGGAGCTTGGTCTCCCGGGCATCACCGACGACGATCACGCCTCATCCTCGACGATCTCGCGGATGCAGTCGAACGCCTCGCCCTTGTCCGGGAACGCGCCCGAGTCGTACTGCTCCACCACGTCGGCGAACGGCGCGAACGGACGGAACTCCTTCCAGCCGCGCGGCACCTGGCCGTCAGTCGTCTTGGCGCCGGTGCGGGTGTACACGGTGACCATGTCGTCCGTGACGATGGCGTGTGCCTCGCCGTCGGCCGGCACGGGTGCATAGATCTTCATCGGGTTACCTCACTGGTCGGGCAACGGGTCGGCTGACCCGCGCAATCGGGGGAGCAGGAGCGAGCGACAGAAGCGATCAGGCCCAGCACGAACAGCACCGTCACGACGGCGATGCGGAGGGAGTAGTTCGGGCCGCGGTAGGGCTTGCGCCCCACGACGATGCGGTGCTTGTGCGGGGTTCCGTCCCTGGTCATGGAGACGACGGTACGCGTGATCTTCCTAGTGTGTCAAGTGTGCCTAAGTAACGGGCTCATCACTGCCGCGCCCGCCGAGGCATTGCGCCGCGATCCGCGGGTCCTGCAGCAGCTCGGCCAGCGCCTCGGACTTCCCGCGCAGCACCGAACGCACCTGCGAGTCGATGGTGTCGACGGCGACGATGTCCACGATTTCGATGGACTCATGGATCTCCGAGCCCATGCGGTGCGCCCGGTCCTCGGCCTGGCTGGCTTCCACGAACGACCACGGCCGCTGCACGAAGCACACCGTCGACGCCGCCGTGAGCGTCAGGCCCACGCCGCCGGCCTGCGTGGTGGCGCACATGACGTCCAGCTCGCCGGCCTGGAAGGCGTCCACGGCCGCGGTGCGCTCGGCCGGGCTCTGGCCGCCGATGATGTAGCCGACGCGGTAGCCCTCCTTCGCCGCGCGCTCCCCGCACAGCACCATCAGCTGACGCGACGGCGCGAACGCGAGCACCTGCTTACCCGGCCGCTCGTCGAGCACGTCCATGAATTCGTCGACCTTCCAGCTCGGCTCACGGAGGTGGACGTGCACCCGCTCGCGCTCCTCGGGGCCGTACTCGGTGTCCACCATCTCCATGGTGGTCGTGACGTCGGCCGACGCGCACGCCAGCTGAAGCAGCCGGAGTAGCTGCGTCATGACGTTCATGGCGGGCATCTCGTCGCCGTTGTCCATCTCCGCGATCATGTCGTCACGCATCGAGTTGTACGCCTTGCGCGCGCCGGCGGGCAGCGTCACGCGGCGCACGGAGTAGACCTTCGGCGGGAGCTCGGCGAGCACGTCCGCCTTGGCCAGGTGCCGGTACTGCCCGGCCAGGCTCGCGCGGAACTCGGGCTCGGCGGCGACGTTGATTCCCAGCACGGTGTCCGAGTAGTCGCCCGGCACCGAGTCGAGGTAGCGCGCGAGGAAGCGTTCCCGGCTCGGGTACGCCGCCGGGCTCATCGCGCGCAGGATGGGGTGCAGGTCGCCCGTGTGGTGGGTGATGGGCGTCCCGGACAGCGGGATCACCACGTCGGCCTTGTGGCACAGCTTGGTCACGGCCTTGGTGCGCACGGCGTTGGGGTTCTTCACCCAATGGCACTCGTCCACCACCACGGCGCCGGGGTCCAGGCCGAACAGCGGCGCGTGCTTGTCGTGCGGGTCGGCGTCCTTCGCGACGGTGCCGTAGCCCACCACGTAGACGTCCCAGTGCCCGCGGGTCTGCAGCAGCCGGCGGCGCGCCGTCGCTGAGCCGCGCCACGCCTTGGCCCGGAAGTCCGTCCAGGTGTGCGCCTCGCGGACCCAATTGTCCACCACACTGTTGGGCGCCACCACGAGGATCGGGCGGTCCGCGGGCAGCGTGCCGTCCGCGCGTAGCTGCATCAGGCCGAGCAGGGTGGTGAGCGTCTTCCCGGTACCGGGATCGTCGCAGATCAGGGCCGAGCCGACGGCGGCGATCATCCGCGCGCCGTCCTCCTGGTAGCTCCGCGGCCGGCCGGGCGCGCCGGCGTTGGCCTCCACGGTGAGCGGCGCGAGGTCGATCCGGCGCTGCGTCTGCGCGAGCATCCATGCTTGCAGCCGCGGGCCTGGCACCCACGCCGGTCCGAGGCTGGCCAGCTGCACGACCGTGGCCCAGTGCACTGGCGCCTGCAGCCCGCCCGGCGGGTCCGTGGGCCCGAAGTGCGGTGTCATCAGCTGCAGGTAGCCGATCGCCTTCTCGATGTTGCCCGCGCCGAACAGGATCAACGTCGCGCCATCGGCGTGCAGTTCCCCGTGAATGGCGAAGTCGAGCGCCACTATTCCTCCTGGTCAGATGGAAACGGGCGGCCCGGCGGGTGTTCCCGCGCCGGGCCGCCCGCGTCACGGGGTTACTGCTGCGCGCCACCGAGCATGTTCTGGAACTGCGCGGCGGCTTCGGGGGACAGGCCGGGGGCGGCCACGGGCGCGGGGACCGGTGCCGCTGTGGGCATCGGCGGAACCTGCGCGACGGGCTGAACCGGGGCCTGCGGCTGGGGAACGGGCGCCTGTGCCACCGGTGCCACCGGTGCCGCGGGGGCGGTCTGCGGAGCGGGGGCGGCCGGAGCAGCGGGCGCGGTGTTGCCGTAGCCGTCCGCGCCCTGAGGACGGGCGTACTGGACGTCCAGGACGTGGCGGGTGGCCGAGGAGTTCGGCACCTGCTCCTTACGGACGAACTGCACGCGCAGCATGCCGTGCGCCTCGGGAATGCCGCTCGGCACGCCCGCCGCCTGCACGGCCGCGGTGAGCACGTCGCGGTTCTTGCCCTTGACCTCCCACACCGCCTCGGAGCCATCGGCGTTGATCAGCGGGATGGTGAGCGCCTTCTCCTGGTTGATCGAGCCGTCCTGACGCCGCACCGGCTGGCCCTTGAACGTGACCTGGGCGACGTCGGTGTCGCGCAGCTCGCGGGCCACCATGCCGATGTTGACGAAGCCCTCCTGCGGGAACTTCCAGTACGCCGTCCCGGCCGAACGCTGCGCGAGGTAGCCGTCCAGCGTGCCGCCCGCGGGGGTGAACTGCTCCTGCGGCGGGGGCGCGTACTGGGGCTGGGCGTACGCCTGCATCGGCGGCGCGTACTGGGGCTGGGCGTACTGCTGCGGGGGCATCTGGCCCGGGGGGAACTGCGGGGCGTACGCGGGGTTCGGGTACTGGGCCGGGGGCTGAGGAGCAGGCGCGGGAGCCTGTCCCCAACCAGCCGGAAACTGCGGTGCCGTCATGGCTTGTGACTTTCTGTTAGGTGGAGCGTTACGGTCTGCGTTTGCGTTGAACGGGTGGCGGGGCAGCCACGCGCTTTCTGCCGCGCGCTAGCCGGCTGACTGCCCCGCCACCCTGTTACGGGCAACGGCGGTACCTCGCGCCGGTGCGGACCAATCCGGTCACCGCGCCCGCACGCTCCGTACTCGGTGACCACAGACTGACGTTTTCCCGCCGCTGCCCTTATCCCCTGCGGTCCGGCGTTTCACTGGGAGAGGCGTCGGGGTTGCCGGGGATGTGCCCAGTATGCCAGCTGTGGCAGCTATGTCAAGCCCCCACGAACGTCGTCCTTCACCGGCCCCGGACAGCCCACGCCATCCTTGGCGTTCGGCCGGTAAAACGGACAAAAGAAGCATTCTTCGTGATCGGGTGCTCGCGGAACCTGGCGCATGAACTCCTCGGCCACGGCCGGCGCCCACTGATCGTAGGAGCCGAGCTGAGCGGCGAACGCCTTGCGGCGCTCGGTGTCGGCCGCCACCTCGGTCAGCAGCGCGACGGCGGCGTCGCCGAAGGGCTCCTCCCACACGTACACGTCATGGATCGACGAGGACGTGCGCGGCCACGCCACCAGCGCCGCGCGCTCGACCGTGTAGCCCATGCTCATCAGCGCCACGGCGTAGATCCACACCTGACCGCGGTACTTCCGCGGCGGCCCCGCCGGCTTCTGGAGCTTGCCCATGCTCGACTTGCCGAGGAACTTCCAGTCGAGCAGGGCCTTGTCCTGCAGGTCGACGCAGTCCGCGGTGCCGGGGTGGGCGATGAACGGGCCCGGCGGCTGGACGCGCTGCTCGGACATGAACCGCTGGTAGCCGAGCCGCGCGTTCTCCCACGCGAGCACGTTCTCCATCTCGGCGTGGCCGGCGGTGCCCATGAACGACGGCCAGGGGTCCGTCACGTGGTTGGTGGCGGGCTCGCCCACGAGCTTGCCCACCACCTGCCGATCGCACTCCACGGCCAGTTCGGACGGGCCGAGGTGGCGCTGCATGGAGCGCGGCCGCCGGGCCGAGTAGCGGGTGACCAGGTCGGCCAGCTCGCGCGCCTTGGCCACAGCCCACGGCGAGTTGCCCTGCGTGGCCACCGGCACCGGCCGCGCGCCGGATGCCCACTCGGCGAGGCTCACGCGAACATCCCGTGGACGCCCTTGTGGTCCAGGGGCTTCGTGCACGTGTCGCCCCTGCTGGACACGAAACCGCACGGCGCACGTACACCGGTCTCGTCGGCCGCCGTGACGCCGTTAGGGGGGTACGAGGACACAGCGTTCAGCTGATCGTCCGCCGCGACGGGCTCTCGTTTGGCGATCTCGCGATCCAGGTACCAGCGCGCCTTGCGCAGGTCTTCCACGCCGTTCTTCCCGTCCGCGCGCCACACGTACTTGATCACGTTGCCGATCAGGAACGACATGTGCTCGGTGATCGTGATGCACTCCACGCCCGACGGGTGGCTCGTGTAGTGGGCCGGGTGGTTAACGGGGTCGAGCTTGTGCTGCTCCCAGAAGCGTTCCTCAGGGGGCTCGGGAACGTGCGATTCCGGCGGGTAGCTCATCGGTCGCGGGTAGTGCTCCTCGGGGGTCACAACTCCAGCTCCCGTCCGGTGTCCATGTTCCAGACCTCGTTGCCCTTGGCGTCCGAGACGTTGTAGATCTCCACCTCGCCGGAGTCATCGAAGTCGTTGCCGATGTTCGCAGACAGGTTGTTCTGGTCGAACGCCATCCGGGCGGCCTCGTCAATCGAGTCAGCCTCGACGGTGACCACTTGGCTCATCTCACGGAGCATCATCACGCTGTACTTGGTCACTTGCGGTCACGGGCGAGGACCCACGTGCCCTTCTGCACGGTGAAGCGGTCCGCGATCTCCGGGAAGGCGGCGCGCAGGTCCTTGGTGTCCAGGCGGCCGCTCACCGTCCAGCGCAGGTGCAGCGGCTTGGCCAGCGCGGGGCTGGCGAGATGGTAGGCGGCGTAGGGCGTGCCGTCGGGGCGGACGTGGCCGCCGGTGAGTTCGGCCTTGATCGCGGCCGTGACGGCGTCGAGCTTGGCCTTGGCCTCATCGGCGGCGTCCTTGGCGTCGTCGTACTGCGCGAGCAGGACGTCGAGCGGAGTCATGGACGGCGTCCGGCCGCCCGTGTACGCGAACTCGTTCACGGTCTGCGGTTCCGGGGTGGTCACGGGTGCTCTCCTGTCAGGATGTAGTTCTCGAACGTCGCAACGAGGGCCCAGACCATCGAGCCATACGCGCGTCCGTGCTCGCTTACCTGCCGCACGGTCCATCCAGAAGCCGGCGGGGAGCCGAGCGTCCCCACGGTGATGGTGGCGGCAGCCTGCAGCGCGGCCGCGCGAGCTCGCACGCCGTCCTCGGATGCGGAGCCCTCGATGTACAGGGGCTTGTCGGGCGTCATGCCCGGCGGTACCAGCGTGGTCATTCGTGCCTCGTTCTCTGTAGTCGTGTGGTGACGGTTAGCGGCGGGGGCAATTGCCGACGTGCGAGCCCCACATGCCCCCGCACGTCTGGCAGGCGCCGTTGTCGTTGGGGGCGTTCACAGGTCGGTGGGAACGTACGCGAGCACGTCGTGCAGGCGGGTGGGCGTGACGCCCAGCTTGCTCAGCTCGTACGGCGCAACGGTCTCGTCCGTGATGATGTCCAGCGCGGCCGCCACCACCTGGAACGCGGACGGCGGGCTGTACGCGAACGGCTTCACGGCCCGGCCGTCGTAGGCCGCGATGCTCCAGCCGCGGTGATCGGTGGGGAGGTCGCTCTTCAGGACCGGCCGCCCCTTGCGGACCTTCGCCCGGATGACCGTCGCGGCCTTGGCCCACGCCTCGCCGTATGTCTCAGCGTGCTCGGCCAGCTCGCGTTCGTACTCTTCGGCGGCGGCGGTGTACTCGGCCAGGCGCTCGGCCCGGTGTGCCGTGGTGGCGGCGCGGACGGCCGCTTTCAGCTTGGCAACGTCGTACTGCACTGGTCTGTCCTCCGTGGTCGGTGTGCGGTCGAACGTACGCGCTTGTGCCTAGTGTGTCAACTGTGTACGGTATTGACCATGACTACCTGGATCACGCCCGCGCGGGCCGCCGAGATCGCCGGCGTGGCCCCGCGCACGCTGCGCTCGTGGCTCACGAAGGGCCACCTCACCCGCTACCGCGCCAAGGACGGCTATCACGTGCTGATCGACCTCGGCGAACTGTCGGCCCTCATGACCCGGCGCCGCGAGCGCTACGGCGCTCCCGTGGACGCGTCTCCGCCCGGCTGATCGGCGTTATGATCGCAGACCCCGGCGCGGCGCGGGCATGAGAAGGCCCCCGCCGGACAGACACCAACGGGGGCCGATTCCCTCCAGCGCTCCCACACGACCAGAAAGGTACCGCCAGTGTACCCACAGAACCCCAACATGTTCGACCCCGAGACCTCGGAAGCCCTACAGGTGGCCCGGGGTCTCGTCGAGTCAGGGGTGCCGCTCTTCCTCGCCCGTCCCGTCCAGCCCGACGACGATGCCCACTGGCACAAGGTGGGGTTCGTCCTCCCGAAGGGCTGGCAGCAGACCCAACCCGACCCCTCGGTAGTCGACCGGTGGCAGCCCGGATACGCGCTCTGCGCTGTGATGGGGCACACCATGGACTGCCTGGACGTCGACCCCCGCTCGGGCGGCACGCTCCCCGCGAACGTTATGGACGACGTCAACCCCTCAGTGCTGGCCGGGCAGACTACGCCGTCCGGCGGCTTCCACCTGTTCGTGCACCCGCTCGGCGAGGGCTCCCGGGACGGCGTCTACCCCGGCGTCGACGTCAAGGGCGGCATGCCCGACGGCTCGGGCCGTGGATTCGCGTTCATCGCTCCCACCGTCAAGATCAGCAAGGCCAGCGGTGAGCCCGCGTCGTACCGGTGGCAGCGAGTACCGGACTTCACGCCGCGCCCGCGGTCCGAGGTGCTCGCCGCCGCGGTGCTGGCGGCCAAGGCTCGCAGCGGAAAAAGCTCGAGGTTTTCAGACAAACCGGACACCACGAACCTCACGCCCGAGCTGGCCGCCTACGCCGAGCAGGTCACCCGCGGCGAGCCGCACTCCTCGCAGGTCGCCGATCGCGTGATCGCCGCCAAGCTGGCCGAGGTCGCCCATCACCAGCCCGCCACCGGCACCGGCTTCCGTACCGTGCTGATGCGCGCGGCCATGACGCTGGGCGGCTACGTCGGTGCCGGGCACCTCTCGGCCGACGACGCGTTCGACGTCCTCTCGTGCGCGGTGCGCGACTGCTGGGGCTCGGTGGACCAGGACGACTATCTGTGGATCGAACAGGGTCTCCGGGACGGCGGCGATCGCCCGTTCAGCGTGTACGCCGCACACGACGTGTCCGGGCCGCCGGGAGCCGAGACCTCCGATGAGGCCAAGTGGCAGTTCTACGACGTGATCGGGCGCCACCCGTTCGACCCCGACCGCGACACCTCGGACCAGGGCTTGGCCGATCAGGTGCTCGAACGCGCCTACCCCGGCCTGCGCGCCAGCACCGACGCCGGCACGTACGTCGTGCGCGGGCCCGAGGTATGGCGGGAGTCCGAGGACATGGCCGGCTGGGCAGTCTCGGTGCTCGCCCGGCTGATGCCCGTCGGGGCCAAAGCCGGTGCCGACGAGGAGAAAGGCGAGGCGCACTGGCAGTTCGAGCGCCGCAAGATCTTCACCTCCTCGGCGGGCTCGGGCCGGGTCGCGAAGAAGATTCGCGATATCACCCGCGGGGCGGACCACTTCGCCACGGTGCGGCTGTCCGAGCTGGACACCGAGGCCGAGGTGCTCTGGGCCGGTGGCGTGCCGTGGGACCTGCGCGCATCCGGTGAGCAGCCCGTGGTCAGCCACCTGGACCCCGGCACGCCCCACCTGCACGCCGCGCTGTGCGCCCCGGCCCTGGTGCCGACGCCGGCGTGGGACGCCTTCATCGCCTCGGTGTGGCCGGACCCCGAGGTGCGGGCGTGGGCGCTGCGCGTGCTCTCCATCTCGCTCGCGGGCTATCCGGACGCCGCGCTGCCCATCCTGTACGGGTCCGAGCGCACCGGTAAGTCGGCCACCATCTCCCTGATCATGCGGGCGCTCGGCACCTACGCCCACGCCGCGGACCCCCGGTTGCTGGCCGGCGCGGACAACGCCCACGCCTCGGTGATCTACGCGCTCAAGGGACGGCGGCTCTCCTTCATCGACGAGGGCCCGCGCCGCGGGGGGCTGGCCGCCGAGCGGCTCAAGCAGCTGACCGGCGGGGCGCCGCTCACGGGCAACGCCATGCGGGCCAATCCGGTGACGTTCGACCCCACGCACACCCTCGTGATGTCCACCAACGATGAGCCGCAGATCGCGGACGCCGCGCTGCGCGCCCGCATGCGGATCATCCCGTGCGAGGGGGACAGGGACACCGTGATGGCCACGCGCGGGGCACTCACCCCCGCTATCTGGGCCGAGGAGGCGCCGGGCGTACTGGCCGCGCTGATGCGGGAGACCGCGGCGTGGCTCGGTGACCGGACGTCCGCGCTTACCGCCGCCGCTCCCATGGCCGTGATCACCGTGGCCGACGAGATCGCCGAGGCGCAAGACGTGTTCGCGCAGTGGGTGTTCGAGCGCACCACGCCGGACGACCAGGGCACCGCGAGCCGGGCGCTCTACACCGCGTTCGCGGCCTGGCACGAGGACGCGCCTACCCGCCGGCGGACCGCGATTCCTACGGAGACCGCGTGGGGCCGGGCGATGAACCGTTTGGGGTTTCCCTCCATCAAACGCACCATGCACAACGTCCGTCAGCTGAAAATCTCTAACGGCGGCGATGTCAGTTGGGTGAATAATTTTCCTAATGGTGGGTCCACCTCGGGAGATGTGGACGGTGGTGGTGGGTCCGAGCCGAAACCCACCACACCGGAAAACGGCAGGTCAGACCCTAATTCTACTGTTGTTGTGGAGGGTATGGATAGTAAACACAGTACTATTCACTACAACAACAACACACAAGATCATAAAGAGAAAAAAGTACAAGTAAGTGGAACGGGAAACCGACCATCCAACTCACCAGCCCCCCCGCCGGAGCCTCTCGGCCCGGACGCCGGGGCGCGCGCCACCAATATCGCGTTCATGAGCCGGTGCCCCGTCTGCAACGACGAGCCGGGCGTGACCACACAGGGCAAGATCCGGGCCCACAAGGTCAACGGCGTGAAGTGCGAGGGCTCGGGCCGCGTGGTCCCCGGCTTCGTCACCCCGGCACAGGCAGCCCGCGCGGCCAAGGTGACCGAGCTGGCCGGCGAGATGCTCACGCTCCCCGCGGCCATGCGCCGGGGCGAGGAGCCCCGCTCGGTCTCGTTGGAGATGGCCGCGTCGATCCTGCGCATGGCGCTGGAGCGCAACGGCGGCGCGCTCGGGGTGGACATCGAGACGAACGCGCTGCCGCAGTGGGACCCGCGGTACGCCGTGACGTCGATCCAGCTCGGCGACTGGCAGGAAGGCGTTGATCTGGACGCCGACGATGAGGATCACCGCGACCTCGCCAATCGGTTCCTGTCCGAGGCGCTGGAGCTGAACGCCCACTCGTACACGGCCGACCTCGCGCCGCTGGCCAAGCTCGGCGTGATCACCGACTACGCGGCGGCGTGCGCCAAGACGGTGGACACCGCCACGCGGGCGAAGCTGGCCGACCCGCACCTGACCGGCAACGGTGACGGGCTGAAGGAGCTGAGCGGCACGCTGCTTGGTGACCGCGCGGTGAGCCCGGCGGCCGAGGCAGCCAAGGACGAACTCGGCAAGGCGGCCGGCTGGATATGGAAGCTCAAGCCGGACACCCCCGAGACCAAGAACGGGTGGCTCCAGATCGACAAGCGCTGCGCGACGATGGTCCGGTACGCGATCTCGGACGTGCTCGACTGCACGGCGATCCGGCGTGTGCTGCCCGAGCCCGCACCGGCCGTGGATGAGCGTGAGCGGCTCGCACAGCGCGTCACGGCCGTGGTGCCCCTGCTCGGCATCAAGCTGGACGGAGAGGCCGTCAGTGAGCAGCTCAGCGCCCGGGAACCGCGCGCCGCGGAGAAGCTCGCGCGCATCAACGCGCTCGGAGTGGACAATCCGGACAGCCCCAAGCAGGTGACCGAGCGCTTGACCGCGCTGGGCGCGGCGCTCCCCCGCACCGAGAGCGGCAACGCCAGCGGCGCGGGCGACGTGCTGGAGAAGCTCACCGCGGCGCCGGGCGAGCTGGGCGAGCTGGCTCAGACGATCCTGGACTACCGCGGGGACGCCACGGTGCTGAAGAACATGATCAGGCCGTGGGCGCGCAGCACGCAGGGCGGAGACAGCCGGACCTACCCGACGATCTACACGCTCGGCGCGGACACCGGACGCATGTCCTGCGTCCGGCCGAACCTGCAGCAGGTGGCGCGTGAAGGCGGGATGCGTGAGTGTCTCGTGGCCGACCCCGGTATGAAGATCATCGCGGCCGACTTCAGCTCGGTGGAGGTGCGCGTGGCCGCCGCGCTCAGCCAGGACCCGACGCTGATGCAGTTCGTGCACGAAGGCCGCGACCTGCACGGTGAGATCGCCGCGCTCGTGTTCGGCGACGGCTGGACCAAGGCCCAGCGCTACTCGGTCAAGCGGATCGTGTTCGGGCGCCTGTACGGCGGCGGGCTGGAAACCCTCTCCCGGCAGGCCGGGCTGAGCGACGAGGTCACGCAGCGGTGCCTGGACGTGCTCGACGCCATGACGCCGGGGCTCAAGGGCTGGAGCGAGGGGCTGAAGACGGCCATCCGCGGCGGTATGGCGGAGTTCCCGACCTACGCCGGGCGCGTGATCCACCTCGACACCTCGTTGCCGCACAAGGGCCCGAACTTCGCCATTCAGGGCACCGCGCGAGAGCTGCTCATCGACGCGCTCGTGCGATGGGACGCAGGCCCGTACGCCGGCGGCGTGATCCTGCCGGTGCACGACGAGGTGGTGGCGATGGTGCGCGAGGAGGACGCCGACGCGGCCGCTGCCTACCTCGGCGAGTGCATGACCACCAGCCTGTACGGCGTGGCCATCACCGCCGAGGTGGACGCACCGGTGGATCGCTGGGCGAGTGCGGCGTAATCAGGCCGTAAGCTGAGCTGGCCGGGGTGGGCGTCTACTGGTCCGTCCACCCTGGCCCCTTACGCTTAGTGACAACCAGTATCAACGAGTGACCAAGGGGGCGAGATGGGGTACCCACCAGGACCGCAGGGCGGACGACGCAGCAGCGAGGCTGAGGCAGCCCTACGCCGCCGTCTCGCGTTTGAGAAGTCGTGCATGGGCTGGCCGCAACAGCGGATCGCGGACCACCTCGGCGTGTCGCAGCAGCAGATCAGCACGGACCTCGCCGACTACCGCAAGGGCCTCACGCCGCTGGACCGCGAGGAGATGCGTCGTGAGCACCACGAGCGCGCTCGCATGATGCGGGTCAAGCTGGAGGAGCTGATCACCCTCGCCGGCGCGCCGGTCACCGCGGGCAAGGACGGATTCGTGGTCCGCGATCCCGAGAGCGGCGACGTGGTGCGGGACTACGGCGGCCAGGTGGCGGCCATCCGAGAGCTGCGCGCGTGGGACGAGCGCACGGCCAAGCTGGCCGACCTGGACGAGAAGATCAGCCGCACCGAGCAGCACGTGGACGTCACAGTGCACGGCTCGGTCGACGATGAGCTGAACGCGCTGGCCGCCGAGCTGCGCCTGAACGACCCGGCCGAGGCACCCGCGGACCAGGCGTGACCACCGCCACGCTCACACCGGCCGAGAAGCTCGCTCGGCTCAAGCGGGTCAAGGCGATCAAGCCCTACCAGTGGGACTGTCACGTCCCCGGTTGTGACGGCACGCCGCATGGCGGCGACATCCTCACCGCCATGCCGCATCCGCACGCCCGTGCCGGCCAGCTCCCGCCCGAGGGGGACTGGTGGGCGTGGCTGCTCATGACCGGCCGCGGGTACGGCAAGACGCGATCGGGCGGCGAGTACGTCAAGCGCCGCATGATGGCCGAGGATGGGCACCGTGTGGCCTGCATCGTGCCGACGTTCGCCGTCGGGCGCGATGTGTGCATGGAAGGCGAGAGCGGTCTCGTGGGCGGCGGCGCCGAGCCCGGCCTGTTCCCGCCCGGCACGGTCAAGAACTGGAATCGTTCCATCGGCGAGTTGACGCTCCACAATGGATCAATGCTCAAGATCTTCGGGACCGACAAGCGCAAGGACGCCGAGCAGTTGCGTGGCTACCAGTGCCACACGGCGTGGTTCGAGGAGCTGGGCACGCAGGTGTACGGCGAGGTGGCGTGGGACATGCTCACGTTCGCGCTACGCCTCGGCGACGACCCGCGCGTGGTCATCACCACCACGCCCCGCCCGACCAAGCTGATCCGCCAGCTCGCGGCCGACGACGCCGTGCGCCTGGCGGGCGGCTCGACGTACGACAACGCGGCCAACCTGGCACCGGCCATGCTGGCGCGGATCAAGGCGCGGTACGAGGGAACCACGCTCGGTGAGCAGGAGATCGCGGGAGTGCTGCTTGACGGCGCCAAGGGTGCGCTGTGGACGTACGACATGATCCGCAAGGACTTCGATGTGCCGCGCCTGGTGCGCATCGTGGTGTCCATCGACCCCGCCGGCACGGCACACCGCACCTCGGACCTGACCGGCATCGTGGTGGTGGGGCTCGACGAGATAGGGCGGTGTTGGGTGCTGGCCGACAAGAGCGGCCGGTACAGCCCCGAGGAGTGGCGGCGCGTGGCCGTCGACGCGTTCGACGAGCACCAGGCGGACGCGATCGTGGCGGAGGTCAACTTCGGGGCGGACATGGTGGCGGCCAACCTGCGCGCGGACACCGAGCGCCGCGTGCCGTTCGTCGCGGTGCACGCCAGCCGGGGCAAGGACGTCCGCGCCTCGCCGGTGGTGACGCTGTACGAGCGCGCTCAGGTGGTGCACGCCGGCACGTTCGCAGACCTCGAACAGCAGATGACCTCGTGGGTGCCGCCGGGCAGGTTCGACGAGGAGGGCGACGCCATCCCGGCGTCCGACGAGTCGCCCGACCGCGTGGACGCCATGGTCTGGGCGGTCACCGAGCTGGCGCTGAAGCCGGCACGCAGGCGCACACGCGCCGTGTTCGAGGAGGGCTGATCTCGTGACCATCGTGTGGATCTTGATTGTGGTGCTCTCGTGTGCCGCGGGCATCATGGCTGGAAGCGTGGTAACGCTACGTCGTCTTCCGGTTATCATCAGCCGGATGAGCAGCACGGACCGTGAGCGGTTGCTGGACCAGGTGGAGGCGGCTGAGCGTGGCACTGACTGACTGGGCGATGCGTGCCGCGGGCTACCGCGCCCGGCCGCCGGCGCTCGCATCGAGCCGTCCGCCGCTCGGCGCGCTGGCCAACCCGTCGTTCAACGGCCTGCCGCACCAGCCCCTCTGGCCTGCGTACGAGGGCCCTCAGGCCGTGCGCGTGGGCAACCGCAACGTCTACGCCGCGCGCTGCATCGAGCGCATCGCCAACGACATCAGCGGTCTGCCGTTCTACGCGGGCAACATGAAGAGCCGCACGCCCCGGCCGACCACGGCCATGCAGCAGCTCCTCGGGCCGGCACCAGGTTCGCCAAACCCGCAGTGGAGCGCGGCGAAACTGTGGAACTACACCGCACGACAGTGGCTCATCCTCGGCAAGTACGCGTGGCTGCACGAGTACAACGACGCCGGCAAGATCGTGGCGCTGTGGCCGCTGATGGCCCAGTACGTGGTGCCGGTGGTGGCGCCGATCGGCGCGCCCGGCTACTTCGATCTCTTCCGCTACGGCGTGCAGGGCAGCCCCGGCTACCGCGAGTTCAAGCCGGCGGACATCACGTACGTGTGGAACCCCAGTGACGAGGACGTGCGTCTGCCGCGGGCGCCGCTCTCTCTCGCGAACTGGGGGATCAAGATCAGCCAGCTGCTCGACGCGTACGACGACGCGTTCCTGAGCAACGGCGGCGTGCCGGCCTACCTGGTGACGACGCCCAGCTTCGCGGACCAGAAGTCACGCCGCTCGTTCCGTGATCAATTCCGCCGCCGCTTCGGTGGCCCGTCCAATGCCAACAAGGCGCTGTTCGCCGAGACGGACGTCGAGCCAGGCGAGGTCGGCACGGTGCCCAGCTCCACGCAGAGCGTGAGCGTGCAGGTCATCGGCACGTCGCAGAAGGACGCGCAGCTCGACGTCCTGCGCAACAACCGGATAGCCGACATGTGCGTGGCGTTCGGCGTGCCGCTGTCCATCCTCGGCAACTCGGCCGACGCCAAGTTCACGAACATGGCCACGGACCGCACCAACTACTGGCGCGACACGGTGGGCGGCCACATCCGCACGCTGGCCGACGGGCTCAACACCGCGTTCGGGCCGCTCGTGGACGGACCGCAGGACATCGGATGGTTCGACACGTCCAACGTGCCGGAGATGCGGCGGCCGCCCGTGTTCGACGCGCACGAGGGCCTCGCCGCCGTGGCCGCCGGGACCATCACGCTCAACGAGTACCGCGCCGATCGCGGGCTCGACAAGCTCACGGACCCGGACGCCGACGTGGCCAAGCCGCGCCCGACCGCGGTGCTCCGCCTGTCCGACGTGCTCGGCAACGGTGCGGACCCGGCGGCCGCGCTCGCCGCCGCGGACAAGGCGGCCGGGGGCACGGACAACGCAGGCACCGAGCCGCCCACCAAGACGCCGGGCAAGGCCGCACCGCCGCCGGCGCCGTCGCCCAAGCGGGCCGACGCCGTGCGCACCGACCTGCTCGGCGTGGTTCGTGGTCAGCTGGCCGTCGAGCTGGCAGACCAGGCGGCCGAGCTGCGCGCCCGCATCGAGGGCAAGCGCGGCGGCCGGAAGCGCGCCCACGCCGGGCTGGACCTCGGCTTGGCGTATGAGGCAGACCACTGGCGCGAGCGCATGGCGCGCAACCTCGGGCCCGCGCTCGCGGCGGCCGGCGTGCGCGAGCCGGACGGCTGGAGCGAGGACATCACGAGCGCCGTGTTCGAGTCGATCAGCGGCCTGACGCCGGACGACCCGTGGCAGGCCAGCTTCGGTGTGGACGAGGTGCTCGGCCGTCTCCGTCCGCTGGCACCGGCCACGCTGCTACTGGACGGGGCGTGACCGCGCCCAAGCCGCCCCCGCCGATCGGCGGTAACGCGGGGGACGTGACGGCGGCCGTGTCCACGGCACTGCTCGCGGCCGGGTCCGTGGCCACCGTGCAGGCGGCGCTGGCGGGCATCACCGGCGTGACGTCCGCGGTCATGAAGAAGATCTTCACCGAGCGCAAGTTCGGGGCGTTCATCACCGACGCACTCAAGGCGGTACCCGCGCCTGCTCCCGATGGTGACGCCGCCGAGGGGGTCGGGGAGAGCGTCGAGCGCATCGCGGGGGAAGAGCAAGCGCGGGCTCGGGCAGCGTACCTCGTGACCGCCACGATTCGGCTCAGCAAGGCGTACGCCACGGGCGATTTCGACACGGTCACGAAGGCCAAGGCGCGCGAAGATCAGCTGCTCGCCGCGCACAAGGACGCCGTGGCGCACCGCGACGAGCAGCTCAAGCAGCTGGCCGACGCCGTGGCCGGCCAGGAGCCGGACGCCGACGGCAAGGTGCTGATGGGCTGGTACGGCGATGACAACCCGAATCAGTGCGCGCGCTGCTCGGCGGCCGACGGGAAGAACTTCGATGCGCTCACGCCGCCGCCGATCGGGTGGCCGGGGTGGGTGCACCCGCATTGCTTCTGCGAAGCGGGGCCACCTCACAAGGGGGGCGGGAACGTGGACGACGTGAGCCCGACGTTGCGCGCGAGCAACTTGGAGTTCGGCAAGGGCAGCAAGCTGTGGAAGTACTGGACGGGCGCCGAGGGGTTCGCCCGGTTCGGCGGATCACCCAACCCGTGGACGACGCTTCGGGACGCGCTGCTCAGCGAAGGTGTCCCCGCGACGCAGGCGGATGGGCTCGCCACCAACATTATGATGGCCACACCGGCAGGCCGGGCGCTGTTCAAGGCCCACCACCAGGGCAAGGGACGGAGCACCATGGAGACCGAGACCAGGGCAGCGAAGATCGTAGAGATCCGCGGGCCGGGCACCGAGCAGCCCGAGGCCAAGCCAGGGTTCACCGCCAAGCTCGTGAGCTACGGCGTGCCGGACTCCTACCGCACGAGCTGGACCAAGGGCGTGTTCACCCGCGCTCTGGAGCAGCGCGCCGGCGAGGGCCACGCCATCCCCGTGGTGTGGAACCACGACTGGGCGGACCCCGTCGGCCGGGTGGTGTCCTACCGCGACGAGTCGGACGGCTTCTACGGCGACGTCGAGTTCGACGATTTCGACGCCGTGCCGCGCGCCCGGCAGGCCCACGCCCAGCTGCGCTCGGGAACGATGGGGCAGTTCAGCTTCGCATTCGGGCGCGGCGAGGAGGAGGAAGACGGCCAGCACCGCGGCGTCATGAAGCAGACGAGCGTGGCCGCCGTTCAGGAATTCTCCATCGTGCTCAACGGCGCGGTGCCGGGCACCGGCGTGCAGTCGGTCCGCTCGGCACAGGTCGACCTGGACGCCATGACTGACGTGTTCGCCCGGCACGCGAAGGGGGAGATCGACGTCGCGCACGCGCTGGCCGAGATCCGCAGCGCCGAGACGCGCACCGCGGCCAAGTTCGAATTCCGCGCCCTGGACGGCACGCAGACCGACGGGGTGGACCCGGCGGGCGTGCTCGCCGCCGTGGACGCTGCGATGTCCGGGGTGGCCGATCAGCTGGCGAAGGAGGACGTGGAGGCTGCGCGGCGCTACTTCAGCCAGGCCGCGAGCCGGCTCTCCGAGCTGCAGTACTTGCTCGGCATGGTGCCCACCGTGGACAGCGACCCGTACGGCGACTGGCGCGGCGCGGGCAAGCCGTCCGACCCGGACCCGCTGCTCAACGCCGAACTGCGCGAGGATCCCGCCGTGCTGCGCATGGCACAGGCAGCGGCCGACGACGAGTGGGCGGCCGCGCTCACGTCTCCGCTGAACACCCGCTCGGCTCGACACACCGTGCGCGCGAAGATGCCCGCCAAGCCGTACGGCGACGTGAAGTACGCCGACCCCGGCTACCAGAAGGACAAGAAGAAGCGTTACCCGCTCGACACCAAGGAGCACGTCCAGGCCGCGCTGAGCTACATCGGCCAGCAGAAGAACGCGAGCCAGTACAGCTCGGGCGACCTGGCCAAGGTCAAGGCCGCGATCAACGCGGCGGCGAAGAAGTTCGGCATCGGTTCCGACAAGTGAGCGCCGTCGTCTACGCGCCGTACGCGGACGCGTCGGCGTTCTACCGGCTGCTCGAACCCGCGCGCGTGCTGGGCGTGCCTGTGGTCGAGCACCTCCCGCAGGTGGGCGACGCTGAGACGGTGATCCTCAACCGGCCGTTCGACGGCGGGATCGCCGAGCAGATACGGCTGTGGGTGGCCGAGGGGCGCCGGGTCATCGTGGACCAGGACGACTGTTTCGACACCGTCTCGCCCAACCACGCCGTGTACGGGCGGTACACGACCGAGCACATGCACCTCGCGTGCAAGTACGCCACCGTGGTCACCACGAGCACGCCCGCACTCGCGCGCCGGTACGGCTACGGCCACGGCACCGTGCTGCGCAACCGCGTGCCGGCGTGGCGCCTGGACGTCCGGCGTGATGCGCGCGGACCCGAGGCGCCGTTGTGGGTGGGCTGGTACGGCTCGCTGTGGTCGCACCCGGACGACCCCGCTCAGGTGGGCGGCGGGCTCGGCGCGCCGATGCGCGACACCGGCGCCGAGTTCGCCATGTTCGGGCCGGAGAAGGACGTGCCGATCGTGGCCGGCCACCTTGGTCACGACGGGGTAACGCACCCGTTCGGCTACTACTCGATGGACGGCGTCATGCGCGCCATCGCCGAATGGGACCTCGGCATCGTGCCGTTGGAGCTGTCCGCGTTCAACGAGGCGAAGAGCGGGCTCAAGGGCATGGAGCTGGCCGCCGCCGGCGTGGCGGTCATCGCCTCGCCCACGTCCGAGTACAAGCGCATGGCCGAGTTCGGCGCGTGCGTGACGGCCAAGACGCCGCGTGACTGGGCGAACTGGGGGCGTCTGCTGCTCCGTGACGCAGAGGCACGACGGGCGCAGGCCGCGCGCGGCAAGGCGTGGGCGGCCACGCAGACGTACGAGGCGCACGCGGCCGACTGGCGCGCGGTGTGGTTCGACTGAGAAACGGCGTTATGATCCGCCGTAGCCACTCGTGACGGGCTGTTGTGACTGCCGGGTGCGGATGCTGTACCAGTGACATCCTGACTACTAGGAGTAGCAATGCCCCAGACCACAGCCAAGTGGCGTTCCGAGGCGAGCGCCGATGAACTGGCCACCCGAGCGGCAGAGATGCGCTCGGAGTGGGCCACCACGTCCGAGACCCTGCGCAGCGGCGACTCGGCCGCGTTCGACACCGCCCGTTCGGCGTTCCTCGCCGAGGTCGAGGACATCGACGTCAACATGACCCTGCGTGGCATCGAGGCCATGCCCGCCGGCCTGCGCGGACAGGTGCGTGGCGGCGACAACGGCACCATCGGCGCCGGTGACCAGCGTGAGCTGCGCTCGGCCGGGCAGATCGTGATCGAAGACGAGGCGTTCAAGGCGTGGGCCGGCAGTGGCGCCCGCGGCGAGTCGCCCAGCGTCGAGCTGCGCGCGCTCGTGGCCGAGAACGACTCGAACGGCTCCTCGGGCCTGCTCCCGGTCGGTCAGCCGTTCCTGGTCAACCAGCGGCGCCAGCGGTTGTTCATTCGTGATCTGATCGGCGTGCAGCAGACCGGCTTGGCCGCGATCCCGTACGTCCGGGAACTGAACCCGATCGCGAATCAGCTCGGCGCGAACGTCGTCTCCGAGGGTGGCACCAAGCCCGAGGCCACGATCCAGCTGACCCCGGACCTGGCGCCCGTGCAGGTCATCGCCGTCACGCTGCCCGTCACCACGCAGATCGTGGAAGACGGCCTCACGCTGATGGGCTACATCAACGGCCGCCTGACCTACATGCTCAAGATCCGCGAGGAAGGCCAAATTCTCTCGGGCTCGGGCACCACGCCGAACCTGAAGGGCATCCTCTCGTACTCGGGCGTGCAGACCGTGACCGGTTCGACGGACGCGCTCGTGGCCATCGGTACCGCCATCGGCAAGATCGAACTCGTGGACGGCTTCGCGGACGGCGTGGCCATGAATCCGGGCGACTTCTGGGCGATGATGACCCGCCGGACCACGCAGTCCGCGACGGCCAACACCGGCCAGTTCGACGCCGAGGCGTTCACCACCAGCCCCGCCCAGTTCGTCTGGGGCCTGCCCGTCGTGCGCTCGAACTCGCTCACCGCGAAGCAGACCATCGTGGGCAACTACTCGATGGGCGCGACGCTGTTCGACCGCTCGCAGTCCGGTGTCCGGGTGTTCGAGCAGCACGGCACCTTCGCGGCGGAGAACAAGGTTCTGCTCCGAGCGGAGGAGCGCTTGGCGCTCGCCGTCAACCGTCCGGACTTCTTCGTCAACGTCACCCTGCCGTGATCTACGTAGGTACCCGGACGTCCAGCGGTGACCGCGCTTGGTTGCCGCTGGACTCCACCTGGGAGACCGTGCACACGGACACGAACGGCGGCGCCGGTGGACGACTGTTCATCGCGGGCTCGCTCGTGAAGACGTACGACACCGTGGCCGCCGCCGAGGTGGACGCGCTCGACGTCGTCTCGGCCGTGGGCTGCCACGTGCTGGACGCCTGAAGGAGGAGACGGCCATGGACTTCGTACCGGACGACGTGGCCGTCTCCCCCGAGGACGAGTGGCTGGCGCGCGTGACGCCGCTCCTCACCGCGGACGACCCGCACCAGCGGTGCAACGCGCGGGCGCGCGCCGCCGGCTCGCTCTCGGTGAACGCGTACTGCACATGCGAACATGGGCGGTGCACGAAATCGTGTTGTGTCCCGGATGGGGAGGAATAACGCCATGCACTTTCACCACGGCCAGTGGGTCGACCACGAGGGCAACCCGATCGACCTGAGCGACGCCCCGACCGCGGGCGAGCCCGAGGTGCCCGAGCAGGACGATGGCACCGATAAGCCCAAGCGCACCCGCTCGGCGAAGAAGGACCCGCGAGAGGGCAAGGACGCTCAGTGATCGCCACCGTGGCGGATTACCGCCTGGTCACCGGCGACGCCGCCACGTCAGACCCGGACGTGACGGCGGCGCTGGAGCGCGCGCAGGCGCGGGCCGAGGAGCTGTGCGAGCGTGAGTTCGATCTTCAGTCCCGAACTGAAACCGCGCCGATCGACGCGGACGGCCACATCTGGCCGCTGGCCTACCCCATCACCGCGGTCACCGTGCCCGACGGCGCGACGATTGCCGATGATGGGTTCTCCCTCCTCGGCCCGGGTGCAGTGGGGTTCGCCGACCTGTTCGAGGACGTGTGGGGTTTCCCCGTGGATCAGCTGCCCGGCTCGGGCTCTACGGGCCTCACCGCACGCACGGTGCCGACGAGCTACACGGGCGGCTACGCTCCCGGCTCGGCACCTCAGGGCCTCGTGGACGCTATCTGTGAGCTGGCCTCGCGCTACGCCGCACCGGCCGACACGCGCGGCGTCCCGGCGGGCGTCACGTCCGTCACGACCGGCGGCGCTGCTACCCAGAGCTTCTCGGGTCGCGCGCTCGGCGGCTCCTCGGGTATCCCGGCCAGCCTGCGAGCGCAGATTCGGCTGTACCGCCACGTGCAGGCCAGGAGCGCGGACTAATGATCATCCCCACCACCATCGTGAGCGTGCTCAGGGGCGACGAGGACAACCCCGCCGTGGACGAGTGGGGTGACCCGATCGACTCGGACACCACCGTGGCCATCAGGCTCCCCGCGGCAATCCGCGCGGTGAACAGCACCACGTTCGATCCCGGGTCGGGGCAGCGCATCAGCCGGCAGAGCTGGGCCATCTCGTTCCGGCCGCGCGCGTTCGACTTCCGCGTGACCGATCGCGTGGTGGACGAGGAGACCGGCCAGGTCTACCAGGTGGAGACCGTGGACGTGAGCCCCGCCCGGCTGATGCAAGGCGTGATCCACCTGTACTGCACGCAGGTCAGTTGATCCCGTAACGCACGGTAGTATCCGCTCAAGCCCCGCGGGAAAACCGCGCGAGGGGCGCCCGATCCGACCGAAGAGGTGGGGTGATCATGTCGAGCATCGAGATCTACCAGACCGGCATGGATGCCCTCCGCAGCTTCGCGCAGGACAGGATCGGGCGGCTGGCCGGGCAGATGGTGGACGACGCCCGGCGCTACGCCCCCGTGGAGTCCGGCGCGCTGAAGGCCAGTGGCCGCGTGATCCGGATGGGCGCCGAGCTGTGGCGCATCTCCTTCGGTGAGGGCCTGCCCGACGCCCGCGCGGTCTACCAGGAAGTCGGCACCGGCGGTGAGTTCTACCAGCCCACGTTCGTAGACACCGATTTCAGCCCGCTGAAGGGCCATCGCCCCGGACACATCGAGCCGCGCGCCTACATCCGGCACGCCGTCTACCGGGAGCGCTCACTATGACGGGCCCGTTGCACCACCCGAGCAGCACCATCGTGATGACCGCGTGGCTCCAGCAGATCGCGGGCGTTCCCGCGGCCACCGTGCTGGCGCCGCCCGAGAGCTGGCTTGCCACTGGCATGACCACGGTGACGCCGGTGGGGGGCAATCCGGACATCTACAACCCCGAGCGCGCGCCCGTGTTTCAGGTGGACTGCTGGGCGGCGAACGCCGCAGCGGCCGGCGCGAAGACGACGTCACGCAAGACGCCGCGCCAGAAAGCGAATGAGCTGGCGGACATCGTCGTGCTGGCCACGTACGCGCTGAACGGCCCGCGGGTGACGCTGGGCGCCCAGTTCCTCCCGGTCTGGATTGAGTCCGTGGTGCCCATCTCAGAGGTCCGGTGGATCCCCGAGCCGGCCAACGGCTACGCGCACTTCTCGGTGGACATTCAGCTCCGCTGGGCGGAACAGGCTCCGGCCGTCAACCTGTAGTAACGGAAAGGTAACAACATGACCATTACCACGGCGAAGCTGATGGTGGGGCCGGGCAAACTCCGCTGGGCCCCCGTCGGCACCGACGACTCGCTGATCATCGCGGGCGCGGTTCCGAGCTGGACGAACTGGACCGACGTCGGCCTGACCGACGGCGGGCTCGGGATGTCCATCGCCAAGAACTACGCCAATCACACGGTGGACCAAACGGCCGATTGGGTTGCTTCCACCATCACCGAGCGTCACTTCACCATCCAGACCTCGGTGGTCGAGTCCGGCAACCTCGCGAAGCTCTCCCTCGTCAACAACGGCGGCGTGACCGCGAGCCCCAACGCGTCGTGGCAGAAGTACGAGCCGACCACCGACCTGATCGCCACGCAGGAGACGTACATCGCCGTGGCCGCCGAGGGAAAGTCGCTCGACGGCAAGTCGGTCATCGTCGTCGTCCGGAAGGTGCTGAACGTCGACTCGGTCGCGTTCGACATGAAGAAGGACGCGAAGACGATGTACTCGCTCTCGTTCGCGGGTCACTTCGTGTCGGACACCTCCGCTCCGTTCGTGATGTACACGCAGAACTGAGGTAACGCACCGTGTTCGAACTGACCAGTAGGCCGGGCGGTCTCGCCGGCATCCTCAAGGACGGCCCCCGCGAGGTGCTGTTCTCCATCGACGACACCGAGTACACGATCCCCGTGGAGTTCCCCCCGACCGCGGCCATGCTCTACGCGAACGTGCTGGGCACGGGCGGCTCGGAGTACGCCACGACGTGGGCCATGCAGCTCGCGCTCGGTGTCGATGGGTTCGCCGCGCTCTGCTCGGTGGACGTCCCGAAGGAGGAGTTCGTCAAGATGCTCGCCGTGGTGATCGGCAAGATCCAAGGTCTCACGATCTCGGCGCCGGGGGCCACCGACCCAAAACCGACGGCGGCGAAGCGCCGCAAACGCTGATAGAGAGGGTGGCCGAGGTGAGGACAGCCGCGGAAAACCTGCCGTGGATCGCTCCCCACTTCGGCGCCATCTCGTCGGACCTGTCCGTCTACCACCGGATCGACGACGTGGACGACATCGGCATGCCGCGGTTCGTGGCCCTGCTGGAGCACCTGCACGCCTACGGCGGCGCGTACGTCCAATCGCTCCAGCGCGCGCAGGCGCGGCGCTCAGAGGCCACCACAGCCGCCGAGCCCGCGGGCGCGCCGGGGGACACGCCGCCTGATGAGGTCGAGCGGCAGTGGGCGGCCGTGCTGGCGCGCGAGTTCCCGGATCACATCGCCGGCGGTATCGAGACCGTGAGCGCAGAAGAGATGGCGAGGATGGCCGGTGGCTGAGTTCAAGGTCGCGTCGGCGTATGCCGATTTCGAAGTCAAGGTAGACGAGGGGATCGACGCCGCTCTCGCCAAGATCAAGGCGCGCGGAAAGGAATTCGACACCACTGCCAAGGTGGTGCTCGACGCCGACACCACGGAGGCCAAGGCCAAGATCAAGGGCCTTGGCGACTCCAAGGAAAAGGCCACCGTCCAGGTGGACGCCGACACCGCGCTCGCCCGCGCGAAGCTCAAGGGCCTCGGTGACGACAAGGTCACCGTCCCCAAGATCAAGCCCGAGGTGGACCAGGCCGCCGCGCGCAAGGCCGAAGAGGACATCGTCACGCCGATGTCCCGCGCGGCGGCCCGCACCAACGCCCAATTCAGCGCGCTGGCGTTCGGCGCCCTGTCCGTCGGCTTGCCCGCGGCCGCCGCCGTGGGCGCGGCCGGTGTCGGGCTCTCCATGGCCGCCGCCGGTGCCGCGTTCATCGGCGCCCAGTACGCCGCACAGAAGTCGAACGACCAGATAGGCCGGTCGTTCGCCGCGCTGGAAAGCAACGTCACCTCGTCCACCGAGGCGATGTCCGGCGGGCTCGCGGGCTCGCTGGCACCCGCGGCGGACCAGGTGGGCGCCGCCTTCAACCGGCTCAAGCCCCAGATTCAGACCGCGTTCATCAACTCGGACCAGGCCATCGCGCCTCTGACCGGCGCCGTCACCGATCTGGCCGAGAACGCCATGCCGGGGCTCGTCACCGCCACCGAGCACATGCAGGCGCCGCTGCAGGGCTTGCGCTCGCTGGCCGCCCAGACCGGCTCGGGCCTGACGGACTTCTTCACCAACGCGAGCACCGGCGCGGACTCGGCCGGCCAGAACCTCTCGACGCTCGGCGGCATTGTGCAGCAGGCGCTGGGTTTCCTCGGCCAGCTGTTCGCGAACGTCTCGAACAACGGCGTGCCGGCGATGAGCCAGCTTCAGGCCATGCTGCACCAAGCCGAGGGGGCGTTGATCGCGCTCACGTCGTCCGGATCGGGCGCGCTCGGGTTCCTGCAGGGGTTCAGCTCGGGCGCCACGGGCATGCTCACCATCGTCAATCTGCTGGCCAACGGGCTGTCCCTGCTCCCCCCGCAGGTGACGCAGTTCGCGGGCTCCATGACCGCGGCCGGGCTCGTCCTTTCGAAGTTCGGCATCGACGGCACCAAGGCGTTCGACGGACTGGGCGACCGGATGAAGGCGGCTAAGGCGTCGTCCGAGCCGCTGAAGAACAGCATCTCCGAGCTGGCCACTACGGCGTTCAATCCGGCCATGCTCGCCACGGCGGCGTTCGGTATCGGGCTCCAGCTACTCGGCCAGCAGCAGCGCGACGCCGCCGCCGCCGCACAGGCACAGACCGAGCGCGTCCAGGCACTCGCGCAGGCGTTGCGCGAGTCGAACGGCGCGATCGATGACAACGTCCGCGCGACCGCGGCCCAGAACCTCCAGCAGTTCAAGGCCGGAGACGGCACCCGGAACCTGCTGGAGGACTCACGTCAGCTGGGCGTCTCGCTGCCCCTGCTCACCTCGGCCTACCTCGGCAGCGGCGTGGCGCTGGGCAGCCTGAACACTTCGCTCGACGCGTCGATCAAGGCGCACACCACGTTCGAGGCCACGCACGCCGGTACGCGCAAGGTGCTGGACTCCGAGGGGGTCGCGTACCAGCAGCTCAAGGACAACATCAACTCGGGTGACTTCGCCAAGGCCACGCAGGACAACAAGGATCTCGCCTCGGCCAGCGCCGCCACGGTCAAGCCGACCACCGAGCTGTCCTCGGCCATGGACACGCTGAGCGGCACCACGGCCACCACGG